TGTGAACAAGAACAGCACGGACGAGCTGGGCATGGTGGAGATTGTGGTGCGTGAGCTGGGTCTCACCTCGCAGCGGGGCAAGAGCGTGGTGAAGGCATTCTGGGGCAATGTGGAGGCGTAAGCCTTCACCACTCCCTGCACACTCCGTACAACACAAGCTCAAAATCTGGAATCTCTCTCAAGTGCTCTCCGCCTCAAACAACTCGATTACCGTAAAGAGGGCCGCCATGACGACTCAGACCACACAAGCGGCCAGCATCTAAGAGGTTGATACATGACACTCCTCACCACCAACAATACGAAGCTCCTCAAGGGTAACGGACGGGGCTACATGAGCTTCGTGCTGCACCTCTCCCCGGCTGACAGCTCGGGCACCGAGGTGTGCCCCAAGCGCTCGCCGGGCTGCACCGCCGCATGCCTGAACACCGCCGGCCGCGGCATGATGCACAGGGTGCAGGCGGGCCGGCTGCGCAAGACGCGGCTGTACCTCGAGGACCGCGAGGGCTTCATGGACCAGCTGGTCTGGGACATCAAGGCCAGCATCCGCCGGGCGGAACGGAACGATGCCATCCCCTGCTTCCGCCTCAACGGAACGAGCGATGTGCCATGGGAGCGGGTTCGCATCGGAGGCAAGAATGTGTTTCAGCTCTTCCCCGACGTCCAGTTCTACGACTATTCGAAGCTCCATAACCGCAAGGTAGGCCAATACAAGAACTACCACCTCACGTTCAGCCGGAGCGAGAACAATGACAAGGACGTGGCTAAGGCCATCGCTGCCGGAATGAACGTGGCGGTAGTCTTTCGAGAACTCCCGGAGACCTACATGGGCCTTCCGGTCATCTCCGGAGACGAGGACGACCTGCGCTTCCTGGATCCGCCCAACCACATCGTGGGCCTCAAGACCAAGGGGCGGGCACGCAAGGACGCGTCGGGCTTCGTGGTGTGATCTTCGGTTGACGCTGTTCGCATCCATGCTATAATGGCCCTGCAAGCAAGGAGCTGACGCGGCTCCTCGAGGACGAGAATCTAGAGGGCTGGGACTTCTACTACCACTCCAGCTGGTAAGGAAAGGAGACAGGCATGGAAGACACGGAAAACAATATGGAGACCAATGTGATGGACTTCGCCGAATGGAACGAGCGGCTGCGCAAGCAGCGTGCCCTCGAGGAGGCCCAAAAGGTCGCCTTGGACGAGGAGCGGAGGATGAACCTGCTGTTGCGGGAGTTCCGCTGCTGATCCGGTGTTGACAGGGCAGGGGCGGCATGCTATGTTGCCCCTGCAAGCACGGAGAAGCAAATGGATCGCAAGGCGCTGCTGCTGAAGCTGGTGGACCAACTCGGTGAGGCCCTGTACCTCATGGAGACCACCGAGGCCAAGCCCGACGATGGCGACGAGGTCTGGTTCGCCATCAACGAGGCCCACAGCGTGGCCGAGACCAAGCTCAACGAGATCCTCTTCGCGGAGATGAACAAGTGATCGAGATCAGGGTTCCCGAGGGCGAGAACGCCAGCATCGCCATCGCTGGCTACACCTTCCTCATCAGCAAGCAGGATGGGCAGGTCATCGTCGATCGATGGATCGACGGGCAGCACCACGGGATCGAGCTTGATCCCGTGGTGCATGCCAAGCCCTGGCCGCGCTTTGACGACGTACCGCTCAACCGCAACCTCACCGAGCTGCGGCCCTGGCGCTGATGGCGGATGGCTGGGCGGTCGCGCCCGGCAGGGCCGGCGTCAATGTCGCATCAACCTGGGTCTGACACCTGATGGCAATGATGGCAATATCGTGAACACAGATGCACTGGCCTATGACTATACCTTCATAAAAAATTCACAAGGAGGCTACAAACTCTCTGGTGGTAGTTTTGAGGACCTGGTCAACGTGTAAATACCTGGAAACTATCCAGGTATGAACATGAGCGGAATATTAACTCCCAAACAAGAAATCATAAACGATGTTGGCCGTCTTTTGGGCAATTCAATGATTGATGTGGAATTGGAACCAGGTGATTTTGACCTGGCTGTGAAAATTTCATTGGAACGTTATCGTCAACGCAGCTCAAATGCAGTGGAAGAAGCCTACGCTTTCTTACAACTGATGCCCAATCAAACTGAATACTATCTGCCTCAGGAGATCGTAGATGTACGTCAGATTTTCCGCAGAGGCTTGGGTGGCACAACTGGTGGCACATACATTGACCCCTTCAGCCTAGCCTACACCAACTTGTATCTACTGCAAGCTGGTGCTGGTGGTGGTTACACAGCCGGACTCTTGACCTTTGAACTGTTCTACCAATATCAGGAACAAGCTGGTCGTATGTTTGGTAGAGACATCAACTACAACTGGAACGTGGTGAGCAAAAAACTCACCATCATGAGAATGATCCTGGGTGAAGAAACAGTGTTGGTGTGGGTCACCAAGGTGAAACCCGACGACATGATCCTGGAAGATCCTTTTGCCAAACCCTGGATCCGCAGCTACACCCTGGCTGTGTGCAAGCAGATTCTGGGAGAAAGCTACAGTAAATTTGGACAAATAATTGGACCGCAAGGTGGCACCACCATGAAAGGCCCCGAATTAAAATCTGAAGCATTAGCTGAAATAGAAAAGTTGGAAACAGAACTGTTGCAGTATGTGGACAACGGCACACCCAACAGCTTTGTGATCCTGGGCTGAGTTTTCCCAAAAATTTGTTTACATTTTGCTCATGTGCCAGCTAGACTGTGTCATGAGCAAAAGACATATCATAGCCATTGCGGGATTCAAGGGCAGTGGCAAAGACACAATTGGTGAGATCCTCAAAAAGAAATATGGATTTGCCAGCACCAGCTTTGCCAAAAGTCTCAAAAATGCTCTGTGTGCCATGTTTGGTTGGCAACCCTATATGATGGAAGGTATCTCTCCAGAAAGCAGACAATGGAGAGAACTGCCTGATCCTTACTGGAGCACACAGTTCAGCAGGAACATCACTCCCAGAAACATGATGCAAGAGTTTGGCACAGAGGTAGTCCGGGGCAATTTGCTGGATACATTCTGGATCAGTGCTACAAAAAAAGACCTGGTGAACATCAGCGATCTCAAGAGTGTGGCTATCACAGATGCCAGGTTCCGGAATGAATTGGACATGATCAGAAGTTTGAATGGCATTACAATAAGGGTTGTGAGAAACACTGAGCCTGCATGGGTTGCTCAAGCAGAGAGAGTGAACAAGCACTCTGGCTGGATCAAAAAAGCTTTGTTGTGGATATATCCTCAGGTTAGGAAAATTCACCCCAGCGAACGAGACTGGATTGGTTATGATTTCGATTACATTGTCTACAACAATGGCACACTTGGCGATCTGGAAAAACAGATTGATCACATCATGGATATTTTGAATAAACAATCCAGATAACCTGTTAAACTCATATATTTTGACCCTGCTGGATAAATATCTCCAGCAACGACATACTACTATGAGGTCAAAATGGCAAATCTTGTGAGCCCTGGGGTTCAAGTTCAAATTATCGATGAAAGTTTTTATGCTAGCAGTGGTCCTGGCACCATTCCATTTATTATGGTGGCCACACAACAAGACAAGCCACAACCTGGAAATCCAATCAGCATAGCACCTGGCACAGTCAAAGCAAATGCAGACAAGCTGTATTTGATGACCAGCCAGAGAGAGCTGTTGCAAACTTTTGGCAACCCCAAGTTTTATACTCAAGGCGGTACACCACAAAATGGCAACGAACTAAACGAATATGGCCTCTACACTGCATATCAGTATTTGGGTATTGCCAATCGCGCCTGGGTAATGCGTGCTGATATGGATCTGGGAGCTCTGGTGCCCACAGCCATTGAACCTTCAGGCATGCCCAGCAATGGCAGCCACTGGTTGGACATGAGCAACACCAGCTGGGGCATGTTCCGCAGCAACGGTAACACCAACAGCAGCTTGGCTTGGGGCGCAGTTGCTCCCATCAAGATTGACAATGCCAGCCAGCTACAACTGCAAGTGATTGGCAAAAAAACAACACCTGTATTTGACAGCACTATCTCATCTGTTATCACTGCCTCTGGAAACCTAGTAGTATGTGGTCTAACTGTTCCTTTGACTGCTGGCATGACCCTGAGTCAGGTAGTAACCGCCATCAACAGTGCTGTGGATACTTCCACAGATTTGACCAAGAAGACCATCAGGGCAGAAGTTTATGACAGAGTAAGTGCGTATACCAATACTTCTCCCGATCCTGATATACGTGCTGCAGATACCATGTACAATTTGCGCATTACAGTAAGTGACATTTATCAAACAGGTGCCATCAATTTCACAAACAGCACAGCAGGAATTTTGACTGATCTAGGCCTTACAGCATTGCCACAGGTACAAATTGTTCCAGTTGACACCCTAGGCAGCAATGGAACACTGGCCGTAAATGGCGTTGCTTATATTTCTGGCACAAGCACACTCATAACTGGTGTGCAAATGTGCGAAAAAATTGCAGAACTCACAGAGAATGGCACCAAAGTTCGCTGGCACATCATAGGCACAACTGATGTAGAATGTCCAGGATTTGGATGGAAAGAGGCCACACCCACTGTTGTTGTGGGCACCACAGTCAATCCCACTGTATTCCCTGCTAGTGCATCTAGAATTACAATTGATTCAACAGTTGTGAATATCAAGAATATCGATGATGAGTCGAACCCCAGTTATACAACGCTGACTTCATATGTTAATTACATTAACGTGGCATTTGCTGCTACCGCTGGTGTAAACGCAGTTGCTAGTGTGGAAACCAACGGACCCAACAATTACTTCAAGATCACCAACTATGATGGCACTGATATCAAGTGCCAGGATATTGCTAGCGTAGGAGGAATAGGGCAAATGGCTCTCCTGGGGATTACCACAGGACAAACGTACTACAAAGATGTCACCAGCACCAGTGCTGTGGAAGCTATCAAAGGAACTGTGGCTGACGACGCATCTTTGCCTGGATCCCCTGCATTAAATGACCAATATATTACCCGAGATGATGGTCAACTTTACAGATGGGCTGGATCATCATGGGCGCCCCAGACCAAATATTTCACAAACAATTATATAACTATCACTGTGGGAGGAAGCTCGAGCTATCCCATCAATGCTGCTTCAACATCATTCACAGGCAGCTGGTTGACTCAGACAGCTGAATTGATCAATGCAGACAGTGTTGTGGGTAATGGATTGCTGATTCCCAATGGTAATTTTCCTGCAAGTCCTCCAACCTTTTCTGTCACGCAAGGCGCCAACACAGCACCTATTACTAGGGGAGTCGATGCTGCTGCAACTGCTGATGCTATAAACTCATCCACTATGGGCACATATGTTTTTGCTATCGCAATTGGGACAAATGTTCAGATTGGCAGTAGAAATGCTCAACAATTTAGTGTTGGTAATGTGAGTGGATTTGCCAATAGTCCTTCAACAAGCAAGATAGTGGCATCAGTTGTAGGAGATACACTCAAGATCACAAGTACAAGTGGTACATATTTTACTGTAAGCAATACAGTAAATGGCACAGACGAGGTCGCTTGGAATTACAACACAACAACACAACTTCCCCTAGAATGGGCCAATATTGATACTGGAGACACCTATGGTAACTCACTGGTATATGCAAGCTACAGTGTGGATAATCCTCAACCCAGAACTCCCAGTCAAATAGCTGCTGGCAATATTTGGGTAAATTTGGTTGCTGCCAATCGCGGCAGCTTCTGGGCAGCCAAGAGATACAACAGTGGGTTGGATCAATGGCAGCTTAAATCTGCTCCACTATACTTGAATGATGCCAGTGCCACTCAAGCACTGGGCAGTCAACGAACCCTGGGCAGCCTGTATGTGCAATATAATATATTGCTGGCCAGCCCAGTAAATGCAACTTTCCAAGTGAAAATTTGGAATGGCAGCGCCTGGATTGCATGTGAAGATTACACAGTGAATGGCATAACAGTTCCCTACTATCAGAGGTTGACGGAACCACTGGGTGAGCCCACACAAGGCACATTGTGGTTTAATCAGGACCTACAAGTGGATGTGATGGTGAGTGATGGAACTCAGTGGATGGGTTATCGGAACATGTATTCCAACACCAACCCCAATGGGGTGATACTCAGTGCCACAGAACCCAGTTATCAAAGCGATGGCTCAACACCACTTGCTGACAACGATTTGTGGATAGACACCAGTGACATGGAAAATTATCCCAAACTGTATAGATATGACAGTTTGAATGTGGTTTGGGAACCAGTGGACAACACCGATCAAACCAGCAGCAAGGGTATTTTGTTTGCTGACGCTAGACCCAATGATGATGGGCTGCAAACAGGCAGCACAAACATTCAGGATATGCTGATCAGCAATTATGTGGACCCCGATGCACCCAGCGCACTGGCCTATCCATATGGATTTATGTTGTTCAACACACGTTACAGCACCAACAATGTCAAAGAATGGAGACCCAATTATCTCACCACAGGTGTATGGAGAGACCGTTGGGTAACAGCCAGTGGCAACGCTGTAAATGGTGCACCTTTGATGGGCCGCAAGGCTCAGAGAATCATGGTGGTGCGTGCCATGGCTGGTGCAATTGTCAGCAATCAGGAACTGCGTTCAGAAGCCAACTACTACAACCTAATCAGTGCTCCTGGTTATCCAGAGGTGATTGATGAAATGCTGACCTTGAACACAGACAAAAAGGATGTGGCATTTGTAGTAGTGGATCCTCCAGCCAGACTGGCTCCAGATGGCACCAGCATCCAGGCTTGGGCCAACAACAGCAACAATTCAGCCAGCAATGGTGAAGATGGATTGATCACTCGCAGCCGTTATGCAGGCATCTACTATCCCTGGGGTCTGGCCACCAACCTGGATGGAACAGAAATCTTTGTGCCACCCAGCATGATGACACTGAGAACCATAGCGTTCAACGACCAAGTGGCCTACCCTTGGTTTGCTCCAGCAGGCTTCACACGTGGTATTGTCACAGCAGTCACCAGCGTGGGTTACCTCAATACTGAACAAGAATACATTCCACTCCAATTGACACAGGGACAACGTGATGTGTTGTATGAAAATGACATCAACCCCATTGCGTTTATACCTGGTCGCGGACTGGTTGTGTATGGTCAAAAGACCCTCAGCCCTGTGGAAAGTGCTCTCAACAGAGTGAACGTGGCCAGATTGGTTTGCTACCTCAACTATCAGTTGGATAATTTGGCCAAACCATTCTTGTTTGAACCCAATGATCAGTATACAAGGGATGCAGTGACCCGCACCTTTGAAAGCTTCTTTGGTGACATGGTGAGCTTGCGTGCTGTGTATGACTTTGCTGTGGTGTGTGATGAAACCAATAACACACCCACTCGCATTGACAGAAATGAACTGTGGATTGATATTGCTATCAAGCCCACCAAGGCAATTGAATTCATCTACATACCACTGAGAATTTTGAACACTGGTGATCCACTAATCACCTAATGGGTATAAGATGCGGAGTAGGGTGCCCTACTCCGCATTCTTGTTTTTCCATATCCATTTGGTATTCCCACAGTCCCAGATTCGATTCCACCCCTGCAATTTACGATTCTCCCATTCTGTTAGATCGGGATTATCATGAGCATTTTTACGTAGATTGTATCTGTGTATTCTCAACATGGCTTTGAAATCTATATACCAGTAGTTGGGAGGAGCATCATGGTGCCTATCAAATCCCAATTGTGCATATACATGACCGGTATTCCATCGTCTGTCGCTATAACTGATCACTTGTTGGGGGTTTATGTCTCTCACAAATTTACAGAACATCCGGCTGGCTCCACCAGATATGGTTAAATTGGGTCTTGTACACAGTCTATTCAGTTCCCACACTTGGGGTTGAGGCAAGCTGCCTTTGGCAGGTGTGAGAGCACTGAATGTCATCACACTCAACAGCTCTTGATCTTGATATAACCCATATGCATGTACTGTCTTACCCACGCCCTGAATATGATAGTCAGCACAGAATTTGTTGGCTTGTGCAGATGTGATGGATTCACAGATGAGTGATCTTGCACCTATTTTTTGTGTATTACGCCCCAACATATTTCTGATACGATCTTTGACCACTTGAGATTTGTGCAACCATTCATCTTCAAATATGGTAACCAATCTGATGCCTTGGCTGGAACATTTGTTCATTTTGTCTAAATGCACGGACTTGTGTTTCCCATGCAGTTCACTATGCCAATATAATCCGCAATATTCAATAGCCAAATTATGGTCAGGCAACAGAATATCCAATTCCTGTGGATGAAGTTGTTGTCTGTCATTGGATATCATAGCCACTCCCAAAGATTTCACATACTCTCTCAGTTCACGCTCCTGTAAGCTGCCTTTGTTTATTTGGCTACATTTGATGCAGGGTGTTCCACATGCGTGGATGCGCCATCTGAATGTTTCCATGGCCAACTGTTCCACATTATCACAAGCGGTGCACCGAAACTCTATCCTAGGATTGGGATCATCATATGCGTCTTGCAAATATTGTGATGGCGAGTTCCACGATAGAATCGTGGCGACATCTCCTACTAGGTGCTGATACCTGTTTATTCTTCTATCCAATCTAGCTTGTTGCACATGAGGGATAAGACTGGGATGGTAGACACCGTGATTGGCCATCATGGTGGCAGTCTTTTTTTCATGAACACCAGGGATCTGGCTGGGATTGGTAACCCCATATTTGGTTTCTAGTGTTTGCCTTCCTTTTTTATTCATAACTTGAGATCTTGCAACTGTACTAGCTCTTGTATTAGGACTGACCAGTGCACCATATTTTTCCAGTAATGTCTGATTGCGCTTGGCCTGCACAGCAGGATTTTGAAGGGCGTTTGGTACCCCATATCTTGCCATGGTAGTGGCCTTGATTTTCTCTTGAATGATGGTCAATTCGCCCGTTTGTTTTTTTAGATGCTGTGCACAGGAACTTGAACAGGTTTGGGTATAGTGATTATTGTTGATCCAATTGACTGATTTATCACATGTGTTCACAGCGCAATTGGGCCTGGTGGAAAGGTCATGCATGAACAGGTATATCTGTT